TCTCATTGAGGGCTTAGTGTAGTTGCCAGCTTCATTAACTCTACTCTTGCTCTTCGCTTTAGGCTTCGACGATTTGCTAGCTTTTCTAACTTTGCCACCTTTCGCTTTTTCTTCAACGTCCTTGATTTTACCCTTGTTTGCGGTTGCATAGAAGACTTGTTCACCTTTTTTTGCTCCGTACGTTTTTTTCATGGAAGACATAATTTCTTTTCCTTTTTTATTTAGGGGCATACTCCTCTCCTATTTAGTGGGATCGTAAAACTCTTCTACAGCTAAAAGAGCTATAACTTGACTTGCACTAGAACCCACTCCAGATAGTGCATCTCCTGCACTCATAAAGAATGGTTTTCCATCATCAAACACGTACACAATATTTGTAGCTACAGCTATACTAAAAGCATCTAATATCTGTTGTGCAGAACTTCCTGATGGGGTAAACGATAAATCAAATGTTCTATCGCTTGTGTCTTTATTTGAAAACGCAAGTAACTTTACAATGGCTACATGTTTTGTAGGACATGTATATATGGCTGTTGTTGACGTAGCTAACGGAACTACTTTGTTTACAAATTTTACAACATTTAAATCAGGCATCGTTTTCTAATTGCCTCATCCTGTCTACCAAACGTCGTGCGCGGTTAGGCACTTGAGTGTACCAACGCGAGTCAACCATCTCGTCGGCTGCAGAAGACCAACTTCTAGCATCGACTCCTGCTTTCATACCCTTAAACTTAGACAGACGCGGATAGCCAAGATTAAACATCATGTTTGCTATGATTAACTGTGCCTCTTCTGGCAAGTCATTAAAGTCTTTGTAAAGTCTGTGACAGTCTTCTATTGTAACGGCAATATCCAAGTTAAACGCAGATTGCACACGGCTCTGTTCTATGACAGTTCCTACGTCCTTGCCGTATTCTGGGTCGTTCTTAGTAATTAGATGCCCTATTCCAAATGTGGGTAATCCCAAATGGTCAAGGTATATCTCATACTTACAACCTTCGTCTTCAGCCAGTTCTTCTCTCAGCTTATCTAGATTCATCTGCCTACCTTCTTCATAGCTTTTTTATGAGCCTGTCCAAAAGATTTACCTGCCTTCATATCTTTTTTCATGGCAGTCATGTGTTTTTTAGAATGTTGCTTACCATGTTTTTTCATCATAGCCTTCTGGCTTTTACTTAATTCTTTTTTCATTTCTTAGTCTCCGACCCTAGCCACACCGCAAACGCTCCTGTCATCGCACCTGATACTACGCTTATCATCGCACTCTGTTGTGTACTCAAGTCTTCTAAGGACATCCCCCACTCTATAACTCTTATATACATCACTGTCATAACAAGCATCATTAATCGTGGTACTATCTTGTATTTTAATATTGTTTCTGCCGCCATTATTTTCTCCCAAACAACTTCGTAGCAGAACGCACGCCGAAGCTAGCAGCAACAATAACGCCAAGACTGTATTGATACCATTGAGGCATCGCTTCCAACTGGGCAAAACCATTTGCTACTACCTCTTCCATTCCGGGAATAAACGCTAATATAAGTGGTATACTAAATAAAATTACCAACCATTCGTCCTTCCACGATGATTGGCTACCTCTTGCCATCTCTAAATCCCAGTCAATCTCTCCTGTAGCTTTTTTCTGCATAACTACAGCTTCAGCCTGTGCTTTTGCAACTTTAGTGGCTGACTGAGCTTTTTTCTCTTCTACCTTACCTTTTAACCAAGTTCCTGCTAAATCTGCTACAGGGCCAATCAACATATTTAACATTTCCACCTCTTACGAGCTTGACGTAAACGACTGTTTGGATCTTTAGCCGCTTTTGGAAATTTTTTCATTTGTCCTGCCGATCTAGCACAAAAAGATTTACGACGTTTTGCATCTTTACTTCCGGGCTTTACTTTGCCTGTGACAGCCGTCTGTAATTTACTTCCGGGGTTTTTCCGACGGTAGGCTTTTACACCCGCCTCAGTCATGCCTGCTCCCGACTTGGTTGGTCGGAAGTTCTTCTTGTTTCGTTTGGGCATGTTGTCAGGCTTGCGTGCCATTATTTTTTCCTTGCAGTTTGTGCTGCACGTTTAAAATTACCTGTAGTAGGTGCGCCGCGACTTCCGGGTTTTCTCATTTTTTCACCACTACCTGCCTTAATACGTCGACGTTTTGCTGCAATGTTAGCATATAAACCGGGGCGTTTACCCATGATTAAATACCTTTCTCTTCTTCACACTTAAAAGAAAATGTGTGTGGTGTACCTAGTATTTCTGCGACATCAAGCACCATTTGAGACGCTCGTTGTTCGCACTGAACTTCTTTGAAGTAAGGGCCGTACGCATCTTCTACAATTATACATTGTCCTGTTAGCATTGAACACGCCATAACAAATGTACTAAACATTAAATTATTCTTTCAGTTGTTAAGGGGGCAAATTGCCCTGCCCCCTTATAAATTATTTAGGCAAAAGTTGCCGCAGTTGCAGGGTCAGCAGGGACTGGAGTCATTACTGCTACAACTTTAACAACACCTGTGAAGGCATCGGTGCTACCGTTTGTTAAAACGATATGATCGTTAGCCTTATATAAAAAGCCCCCAGCAGTGCCTGCAGCAGGTGCAGCTCCAGCACCAGAACCGTCGTAGGCAGCTACGTAACGGTTAGGGTCTGTGTCGTCACCTAAATCAAGGTCACCAGCACCAGCGGTCAAAACTTCCAAGTAGGCGTTTAGAACGATAGTATCTGCGGGAACGTGCATTACATCAATAGACTGTGACGTACCAAGATTGGTAGTTTGAAAGTCTAACTTGACAACAGCAACGTGTGCGCCACCACCAGCAGGGATGTTAGCGTCTTGGCCTGTTACAGCCGATGATTGATAAGTAGCCATTTATAAGTCTCCCTATTAATCTAAGCTAACAACGCCACGAACGATTGCTTCTGGGCGAAGGACTTTACGTCCAAACACATGAAGGCCACGAACAATGTCGCTGAAAGTTTCGGTTGAACGAACAACTTCAGTTTTCGCAATATGCGAAGCAGTTGAAGTTGACGAGATATGCCCACCAAGAATGATATTCTCTGTGCCGTCTGTAGCAAGTCCAGTTAGAGTTACTTGGTCAGTTCCACCGCTTGAGTTAAAAGCAGTAGTCTTGTAACAAGTAAATCCAGCAATATTGCCAAGAGAAACAAGACCATTACGTAGTGGTGAAGTTGCGTCGCCAGTTACTTGCACTTCAGCAAACTTTGCTCCTGCTGAGAACAGGTGCTTGTAGAAAGCTGGGGGTGCAATAAACCAACGATTTTCTTCTGGCACTGATTGGTCATCTAGAGCTTGCGCCATTACCAGCATGGTATTGACTGCAAGGTCGCCCGGAGAAGAGTTTCCTCCAATATCAAGGGCAGAACCCAAAGTTCCTATACTAGAAATTTGAGCAGTTGGTGCGCCTGACTCACCAGTCAGACCAGCACTAGTAGCCATTAGATCTAAAACGTTTGCGTCATATTTACGCTTTAAAGAGAAAGCACCTGAAGAGGTTGCTAACGCTTCAAAGTTTACGTGTGACTGACGCTCTTCAATGTCGTCAATCTTAAACGCAAAAGCATTTGCTTGATCGACAACCATAGTAATCTGATCGTCAGCCAAATCTTGTGGGTTAATCACTGCACCACGCGAGTAGCTTGCCACAGTAATTGTCGGTTCTTTAATGACTCGAACCGTATCGCCAAAGTTTTCAATTTCACCAGCGTAATCGGTATTAGTTACATCTTCTACGACCGAAGCACGACGGAAGAACTTGAGAACTTTTTGGCTAAAAATTTCTGGCGTAAAGTTGCCAGAAGGCAGGTTATTGTAACCTGATGCACTATCAAAAGCCATAGTTCATTCCTTCCTTTGAGGATTATGAGTTAAAATTAATTCGGCCTTCTGATCTCGCGGTGTCTATTTCAGCTTCTAGCTTTTCATATTCCCACGGTTTCATTTTGGCTATATCAGAAGCATTCCAAATTTTTGCCTCTGATTTTTGTGTAGCAACTTCTCTTGCTTGTGGGCGAGATACACTTGCTGCAGCGTCAGAGGATTTAGTCTTCTTCTGAGATTTGCTGATACCTTTATCAGCTTTGTAAAGGTCAATTACTCGTGCTGCCAATTTAGCATTTGTATTATTCTTGTAAATGCCATTACTTAATGATTCCGGTTGATCTTCTAACCAACTTAAAAAGTCTTGATCAGATTTAAGCGTATCAAAGTCAGGATGTAACCTTAACAACTCTTCAAACGCTTTTTGTTTTTCAAGATCCTTTTCTCTTGCTTTTATATCGTCTAGTTCTTGACGCATCTTTGCAAGGGAAGTTTCAGCTTGAATACCTGATACTGTTTCCACAACTTCAAACACATCGGGGTATCGCTGCTTAAAGTCTTCTAACTCTTCTGCAGTTTTTGGAGCAGCTACACCACGTGGCATCGCATACTCTTTACCTTTCAAGGATTGTAGTTGTGTAACTAGCTCTTCACGTTCACTCTTAAACTCAGACAATTTTTCGTCATAGTGACGTTTTAAATCATCATATCGTTTTTTGTAATCGTGTTCCTCTTGTGTTGGTTTTGCAGCAAAACTTTCATCCGTCTGCTGAGTAGCCTTTTCTTTGGGGTCAGCTTGAACTTCTACAGTTTCACTTTCTTCTTTTTCTTCATCGTCTTCTTTGTATACTTCTTCTCGATACTTTCCACGATAAAGTTTATCATTGTTGATTGATCCGAATGAATCATTAGCTTTGTTGGCACGATAGCCTTTTGGTTTTGCCATTTTGTTTACCTCATTGTTGCGGGGCTACTTGGCGTGTAGGTAGCCGCTTCGGTTATATGTCAGGGCCGCGACGTACGCAGGTGGCTGACGAAACTTTAGTTAAGTTATCTTTGAAACATGTCTAGAAAACTTTCTAAAAATCCTTTTGATTTATCACTAGGTGTATCTCTAAGTAAAGGTCTTGGAGTAGGCATGACATTGATAGAGGGTGTTTCACGATCTAGTGGTAGTGTTTGTAAAAACTCGTCAAAACTAGGGTCTGATTTACTTCGTTTTGCATATATTTTTGGTGGGGGTTCACGACCTGTGAGAAAATTATTTAATGATCCAAGAACATTTGTACGTTTATCTACGTTCTTTTTTATTTCAGCTTCATTCTTTTTTCTGACAGGTTCAGGTCGAAAATAATTTCTATAAAGAAGCTCTACTCTTTCTCTGTCTGTTTTAGCATTTAACATAGCTTCTTTTAAATTTTTTGCATTTCCCGGCCCGAAAGTTTTTCCTCTGCCAAATGCGTCATCAAGTATGAACATAACTTGATTTCTAGCATCCTCTGCAGCCAGCTCTAACTCTCTAGAATTACCTACGTTAACACCTTGTTCTTCTAAATAATCTATAAATCCTTCTTTTACAACTCCATCAAACTGAAAAAGACCATATCCTTGTCCCCCAGTTTTACTTCGCAAATATGCTTCTGTGGTGGCATCATCAACTTGCCTTTGCGCCCGTGTATTTCTTTGTTTTTGTCTACTGCGGCTTTTAAAACGTGACTCCCCAAAAGCATTGCCTATAAGTGCGTTTGCAAACTCTGAGGGAAGCCCTGCTTCTTGAACCCCCGCTACGATTGTAGGCACAGCGTGATCTGCAGTATTTTCGTACTCAAATCTATCTCTTGTTGCCTGTACTTCTTCAGGCATAGAAGTAGGCGCAACTCGATTAATAAAACCTTCCGTTACACGGTCAGGCAAATCTAATCTTCCCCCTAACCTAGCTTGTCCATTTTGTTGTATCTTACGTTCCGTGTCAGCTTCACCTCTTGCGTTAATCTTTTCAAGACGATCAAGACCAATGATAGGAACAAGGTGAGGTTCAATATACCCCTCCCCTAGTGATACAAGTAACTCAGTGGTATTTCTTTGAGATGTTTTTGGAGCTTTTTTTCCTAACTTCTTGTAGGTTTTTTTAGCGTCCGCTACCATCTTTAAAAAATCTGCTTGCCCCATTCTATCCATTGCAGACTGATTTATAACGTACGCTTTGTTTTCGCCTCGCATTGGAATGTTATCTGCAACACTTTGAGCATCAGATACCTGTCTTCCAGCCCCACCTATAATGCCTGTTTCAGGTTCTTGTAGGTCGTTGCCGACCCCGCCCCCCGGAGCAAGCTTTTGTACAAATCCACCAGAAGCGGCTGAATACGTAACGTCACTAGGTCTGAACCTAACAACACTAGGTGCATCATCAAATTCAGTTGTAAAATCAGGCTTAGAACTTGACGAAGTTCCAAAAAAATCTGCCATAGCTTTATCTGATGCTTCCTGCTGTTCTCTGACTGTGCTTCCTTTGTATCCTGAACTAGTTGTTCTATTAAAGGTATCATCATCGTCATCATCGTCTTTTACAACAGGGGGTGGAGCAGTTGGTGTTGTAGTAGCAGGAGATGGAGAAAGATCTCTAGGAGACGGATCACTCGTACCTACAAGTCGATCTTCCATAAATGGAGATCCTGCTGTTGTAAAGGGGAAATTCTGTCTGACTGTTTGACCTGCAGCAATATCAATTCGAACATCTTCTAAAGTTTGTCGTTGAGCATCTTGTGCTTTCTTTATTGTTTCAGAGTTTATTGAGAGGTTGGTAGGGTCAAGACCTATTTTAGTTAGCTTATCATTAAAAAGCTGTATTGCATCTGAGTTTGAACCGCTTCTGTAAAAGAAGTTGTCCGGATCAACGACAAGCTCATCTTTTGTTATGTTCAGTGCATCAAGAACTTTGTTAAGGTTCGCTGCATCAGATAAATTTGCACGAGATCCATCTGCTTTGTACAGTGTCCCGTATTCCGTCATGTATATCTTTGAAGAACCTGTTAAAGGTCTTCCACCTAAAACGTCAGCCACATTTATCTCCACCACGTTTTTAAGGGGTGCGCGACGAGGCTTTCCGTCTTTTTCAGAGTCTTTTAATTCTTTTTGATAATCGTTGTATACATTACGTGTCATGCCGTTAGAAAACGCATTCATCGTTTCTAACTGGGAGATATTTAAACCCCCTGTATTTCCGTTGTATGTTGTAAATCCTGTTTTAGGGTCTGTGTAGCGAGTAACTAGCTGTCCATTTAGTCTGAACGCAGTTGCCCCATCTTTCATTTGTTGTATCTGAAGTTCTTTTCTTTTTCCTGATATCGCTTTCGCAACACTTACCCCTATATTTCCAACAAGAGGCGCACCCATAATACCGCTTACAAAACTTCCTGCCAAATTCTCTTTGCTTGTAAATTCTGTTAAATACCCTTCGAATCCCCCTGACACACTATCCTTTGTAGTTCCAGAAATAACAGGCCCATAAGTATATGCTTCTATTATGTCGCTCACTTCTGATTTAGAAAGAGCGGAAAAATCTCTTACTAAATTGCCTGTGTCATCATCGTCATCGACATCGGCAATCTGAGGTCGGATTACTTGAGTTGCTAGATCGGGAGCTTCTATTTGATCAGAGGTATCTTCAGTGTCTGTCTTCTCCTGTAACGAAAACATGGGATCGTAAAAATCTATATAGTTTGATATATAGTCGTCTACTGAGAGTCCAAATAATCTAGTTGCTACCATTTTTTGCTACCGCCTTATAACTATCCTTCAACTTCAGAAGCATTTCCAGTAAAGCCAGCTTCCCCTGCGCTTGGCGCAGTTCCGACTCCGATTGTGCCGTTACCACGCCCCGAATCGTCAACTCCCGTAGCTCCGTTAGGTACTCTTCCATTCTGGGCCATTCCTTGTTGTTGATCAGGGGGGCTAGCAGCCTCGCTTGCTTGTTGTTGAGCATTTGCCATTATTCCTTGTAACATTTGAGCGTATACTTTAGCTTCGTTAACATCGTTGACTAAACTGTCGGGATCGATATCTTGTGATATTGCTAACTCACGCATTAGATTTGGAAGCTTTATAAAGGGTGCGAGAAGAGGATTTGAAACGGTTTGTAAAAGAGATGTGAGTCGTTGTGTACGCACCTCTTTCTGCATAACAGCAGAAACCCCACGAGGTTTAATTTCTAAATCGCCTTTTACGTCTTCTACGTCCTTGTTAAACTGCATGTTCCATTGGAAGTAAGATTCTCCTAAAGGTTTTAACAGGTGGTCATCTATATTCTTTATGATAGTTTTCATAGACAACCCTGCTGATCCCATCAACATTGATAGCCCTGCAGCCGTACGTCCTGTTCCCGTAACTCCTGTTTGTCCGTGCATTATAGATGGAATGCCTGTCTCTTCATCAGCCAACTGTCTAGATATTTGATACATCTGAATATTTTCCGGCGCGGTGTTGGGAAACTTTAGTCCGTTTATAGCCGTGCCTGTGACACCTGACTGTCTACGGAATATTTTACCCGGAAAAATGTCCATGTTTTGACCGGGAACAAGGCTAGCCTCATCCACGTCAAATACCAAATTACCTGCCAGAGCTAAGTTATCAATAGCCATACGCATGTGACCATTCATAAGCATCTGAGCATCTTCCATATTTTCTGCTACACCAACACCCCATAATTGATATGGATTTATTTCAAACGGAAAAGCGTGATAAGGAATACGAGCGGGGGTAAATGGATTAAGAACACACCTAAGAACAAACGTGCCACACACCCACGCGTTTATTTGCAACTGGTCAAATTCAGACATGTCGCTTGGCACAGACATGCCTACCTCACTAGCAAACTTTGCGTCCAACACTCCCCAGTATTCTAAAACCTCGTAGCGATTTTCTTGATAGTTTGCTTGAGACTCATCTTCTCTTATCGTGTCTTCGTAATATTTATCTTCGTAGTTTGGCCCTTTTGCGATAGCCTCTTCAATAGAAGCTGCATCAAAGTGAGGTCTTTTTATTAAGGCACGTAACTGTTGTCTATTAAATCTATGACGTTCAATAACATATTCTGCATCGTCAATACTTGTAGCAGATGGGTCTGGATGAAAGTCCCATGCAGATACAGGCTCTATACGAGGAACAACTTTCTCGTACGGTTGATAACTTCGTGAACCAGACTCGTCACTTTGCCAGTTGTGTACTCTTTTATAAAAGTTGAACGGCCCTTTGATTACCCCTGTGCCTAACAAAGCAGATTCGAATATCGCTTTACGAAACACATTTACAGCATTTGTATCAAGCAGTTGATCGTGTATGCACTTTTCCATACGACGAGCTTGTTCTTTTGCTGGTTCAAATTGAGGTTCTCCTAGCTTTGCTTTACCTTCTTTTACAGCTTCGCCAAACTGTTTTCCATAAATCCCTAAACTTTCCGCACTCAATCCCCCCGGTTGGATGCTTCTTCCATCCCCCGGAAATCCATAAGGATCTTCCATAGCGTCTAATGGTGTTGTTGCATGAGCAAACTCTGCAATGCCTTCTGGCATCGGAGTAGACTCTACAACCAATGGAAACTTCTTATTAGCAAATAAAATATCTACTATCTGTCCGTATGCAGCCAGCACTTTTGTTTTAGTTATTTTTAAAAAGACTTTAGATTTTTCAGAATCTCTAAACTGTGTGGTAGAATCATACACTCCTCTAAAGTTTTTATATGCTTTCAACCAACGTTGTTCATAAGAGTATCTCCCGTTTTCTGCGTCTTCAAAACGAGATTTAATATACCCCGCAAGTCCGGGCATAAATTCTTCAGCACCTACAACAGTTACCTGTTCATCTTCTTCTGGCTGCAAAAAATTATCAGACATTATTAGTAATCACGCTCTTCTGCCATTTTCATTAGAGAAGCATCTACTGTTGTTTTAGATTGCTTCTTTGGAGCATCCTCAGTAAGGACACCTGTTTGTGCGCGAGTATCAAACTCTAAACCCTCACGAGTTAGTTGAGTTTCTCCCATGTTAGCATCAACAGATGTTTTATCAGCACCCATTATGTATGCTGCTCCGTAGTTATAGTTATTGCCCGGCATTTTCTTCTCCTTCTAATTGGTTTCTTTGCCTAGTCATAAATCCAGCAGAAAGTAGATTGTCTCTTCCTAACTGATCTCTTTTTTCTTTCATCGATGGAATTTCTTGTTCGAGTGTGTACGTTTGTGTCATTAGTTGTTGTTGCGTTGCAGATTGGTCACTTGGTTGAGGGGGTGGGGCTGCTGCTTCTTTAGAACCTAACACTATACCTGAAAGGGCTGCTGTAGGGCCGCCCGCAAGACCCACTGCTTTACCTGCCAGACCAATTCCAACATCCGCTGCAGTTTCAGCGGGGTTAGTAAATACACCAACACCCGCAATCCCTGCGCCTAATCCAAGTAACCCTCGTTTTTTCATGGCTTCGTACACACTGGGTATCCATCCCTTTTTACCATCCGCACTAAACTCACCAGATGCGGCTGTCCCAGAAGTGTCAACTTTCACAGATTTTTCTCCGTCACTAATTGGAACATCCTCTGTGTACTCTACCGGAGTTGATCTAACAGGTATACGTATTGGAACTTCGGCTGGTTGTGCTGCTTCGTACACTTCAAAGTTGGGTTTAGGTTTGTCAAAAACAAACGTACTAGGTGAAAGGTACTTGTTGTCATTGATAGCTTCAACACCACCTTCTACTTTTTGTGTGTACTGCCCCCACATAAGCTTGGCTGCTTTGTTTAAATCATCAACAGCAGGTTGATTGTAAGCACCAGCACTGCCTATGTAAATATCTTGTGCAGCACCTGTACCTACATCTCTAGATAAAAGCATAGCTTGCTTGTCTATAGGTATCCCCGCCATATTCATGGCTTGAATCTGTACTTTACGAAGGTCTTGTGGTAGTAACGGTTTTGAACTTTCTATCAAACCTTTATCAGTTATTTCTAATATAATGCCTTTCGGAGAGGTGGTGCTTAAAACTCTTTTAACATCATCTAGCGACACTTGACGTACGCCATCTTTACCAGATACTTGAAAGAATTTCATGGGATCTGCACTGTTTGAAAGTGGCCCAGTAGCGTTGTATTCACTTTGATCCTGTAATATAGTGGTAGCTCTTTTAGATATTGGTGTGTTGTAAGGTCTACCTTCTCTACCTGTTGATGCTTTCACTCCAGCTCTGTCTGCTGGTATTAGTAAACCGTCAGAGCCAGTATACCCCTGCCTTTGTACCTCTGGGGTTACTTTGTTTCGCACAAAGTCAGTTTTTACTAGCCCTAACATTAAACTAGGACGTGAGCCTGTTTCAAGATTTAACAAGATTGCATTCGCAATCGGTTTATCTTCTGGAAATTTATCAACGTGAGCAACTAAATTTTCAACTAGTTCTCCTACCTTAGTTGGATTATATTGATATTTAAATGTAGCTCTGTTTCCGCGAGTCTTTAGTTTTTCGACTGAATCTGATAATCTTATGTAATCTGCAGATTGATCAACACCTTCTCTAGTAGATAAAATTTTTAATTTATCAAACACTCCTGAATTTTCAATCGTACGTATTCTTGATTGCAAAGTAGCAGGATTACCTGAAACGTTTTGTGCATCTGCAAGAACACTTCCTGTTTGAGATGGGTTCGTTGGTTCGAACAATTCTATAACAGGCTTGTTTAGATAAGGTTTAAGCACATCATTTTTTCGTATGATGTTGCCCCAGTTCTTATCAGAACCCGCTTTTTTCACATACATGTCTATGTATTGATCAAGAGTAGTTAATCTTGGATCAAAGTTTTCTTGTCGTAGAGATACGGCTTGACCGCCCTTTTTACTATCCGCCATTTAGTATCCAAATACTTCGTCTTGTACTTTGTGTACGTGACTTTTGATATTGTTAAGTTGTTGATTCACAGAAGCGTACCCGCTCGTACGCGTCATAACCATGTACCGCAACGCGTCGTACGCGTGGTCTTCGGCTTTTGTATCTACGTCCTCACTATTAGATTTTGAAAGAGGAATACCTGTCAGTTGTTTGATTATGTTCTGACAGTTTGAAAATATACGAAGTCGAGGCTCTTCCGTGTACGGGTCGTTAGCCAATCGTCTGTGTATCTCCATCTTACCTTGTAAACGGTTGCGATCCGATGGTGTCCATCGTACACCCCCTCGCATCATTGTTTCAGCTATTGATGGGCCAAACCCTGTTTTGTTCCAACACGACGAGTCTAATACAGTGTAATAAGGAACAGGGTCAAGTTGTTCTACTTCTAGTATTTTATCGGCCAGTTGTTCGGCTGTCAAGTGTTTTACATACAGTTCACGATAAACCCAGATATTACCGTCCCAATCGATAGCACCCCAAAGAACACAAGAAGGGGACGCATAACCGTAGTCTGCTGCTCGTATGCGAGGCCAGTTAGTGGGTAAATCAAATGGTTCGACAACATGCTTCCCTTTCGCAAACTCTGGGAAAGCAGCACCTTCTGCAACATCCCAATCGCCTTCTAATAAACGTTTTCTTTCGACCTCTGGTAACGAAAGCAACATAGCCTCGTACTGCCCGTCTGCCATCAGAAACGGATTGTCTGTCAGTCTTGCAGGTACAAATCTTCTGTAAAATAACGGTTCTCCTGATTTTTCATGGTTAGTTGGGTAGGTAAAAGTTCTTTTCGTTTCTAAATCGAACGCCGCAAAGGGTTTGTTTGGCTCGACTCCGTCTATGTACATTTTTTTGACCCACCAACCTCCTACACCGCCCGGATTGGCTGTGCAGCGCATATACAAATGCTGCTGCAACTCTGGATCTGTACTACGAAGTCGAGAACGCAAGTAGTCCCAAACGTACGGAGTGGGGTACTGCGTTATCTCGTCAATACCTATCCAATTAAACGCTTGACCTTGAAAACGTGTCACGTCTTTATCTTTGTCTAGGTATGTAAACCAAATGGTTGCCCCTGATGGAAAGTGCCATGTAGATTTAGACTCACGGAACTTTGCGCCGGGAAATGCTTTAGTATATAGTTGTCGAGACTTGTCAATAAGCTCTGTTAATTCATCTAGTGTGCGACGAAGAAGAAGACCACGATGGTTAGAGTTATGGCAATACCTGAGAGGATCAGCCAATAGAGCGAAGCTTTTGCCGCCACCTGCTGCTCCACCGTAAAGAACATCTCTTTCAGACGAAGATAAAAATTCTTCTTGTGGGCCTTCATTTGGTTTAAATACGACTTCATATTCGTCAACCAAATCTTGCACCCCAGACCGTAATCCGTCCAAATCGCTTTGATCGATAACACGACTTGACGTACCTTGAAGTCCGGTTTCAACTTTTCCAATCTTTTCTTCAAGTTTTCTAGCATATCTTTGTTTGTCTTCTGCAGCTTTGGTTGTTTTAGCTGCTCGTTTCTTTGCAGCGTTCAATTGTTTTTGGGCTGCTCGTCTAGCTATCTCTTTACGAGATAAATTATACACAGCTTTAGGAGCGTTGGGGTCTTTCTTGGGTCTGCCGCGTGGTTTTTTTTCTTCTGGCATCTCTTTGGGCCATTCAACCATCAATTACAACATCTTTTTTAGGCGGTAACAGGACTACCCCGTGTATTGCTTGAACGTTGTGATTAATTTGCTCTTGTTTTGCTACTCCAACCCTGTTTAACAGCGATTCTGCGGCCCGTAGACGTAAATCGTCTCCTCTTTCGGGTGTTAGATTGTCAATCGTGTTAACAAGCCTGTTAGCTGCTCTAAGAGCGTTTAAAGATAGTACATCTTTTGTACGTTCAATAATCTCATCTGCAAGTGTGCGCTTCAACCAAGCTACACTTCCCTGCGAGTACCCGGCATCTAACGCTGCTTGGGTGGGATTTCCCCCGTTTTCAAACAGATTAGTAAGAAAAGACTGCTGTTGATCGGTCAACTGACGCTCTTTACGCCGTTGGGGAAGTAAATTCATCGTACTTTTCTTTATTTTGTGAAGTTTGGCACTTAAAATAGCCGCATTCTTAGCTTTGATTGTGTAAATATCAGTGGTAAGTGACTAAATGTGCTAATTTTTGCACCGATACATATAATATATAGGTACAAACTACAGGTGTCAAGAAAAAATCACTTGACAGGACTAAAATGTACCCCTATACTCAGGGTATACCCGCCGGGGATATAATAGATCCCCCCAACAAGTACGCGGGGACTCCCCTTTTTTCATACAAAAAATAAAAATCACACTAAAATATGGCGGTATTGCTAGACAATGTCTGGGTAGCCCCCAGTGGCCCATGCGTACGGGCGCATTGATTTTATTTATTTTTTTATATTTCGGTTTGTCCCAACATCATTGATGCCGAGGACACCCAAAACACCAGCCCAAAGACCAAACCCAGCACATTATAAACTATCGCGCCACATCACACACGCGCACGTAGGGCCGTTTGCCATTGGTTATTCATATCATAAACCCCAAAAGGGATTGACACGGCCTTAAAAATGCGAGCAATACGCAGACATAAACCCAGCACATACAAGCATTTAATTATTATTCTAAAAGGAAGACAAAAAAGAACCCCCAACACTAGGCTGGAGGCTCTCACGGGAGGAAACTTTTAAAGTTGTGTTACATATCGTTGCGTATATCAACCTCGAAATCTGCTACAGTATACGCCTCCTTATTATCAGTAAAAGTGTAACCATCAAGGCCGGCATTCTTGCATATTTCTTTAAGGTTTGATGATATTGAAGCAATCTGGCCAATCATAAAAAGAATTTGCACTTGCTCATCCTTAGTAAGAATAATATTTTTATTGTCCGATAAATCTTTAATTGTTTTTTGCTTTAGCATGGTAGTAATCCCCTATTCTATTGTTGTTGTAAATGTTACATCCGACATTTTGCCTTCAAACAAACTATCAAATTCACTTTCAACAATACTTCTAACATCGTCTTCTGTCAAGACTGGTTGTAATTTGCTATCAATATAGTTGTTGATAGTATCCTCTAACATTTGGGACAAAGATTTTTTTTCTACTAATCCACTCATAATAAAACCCCCTATTGACGCGCCGTTAACTTGTATTTTTGTTTGACACCGCCGGACACTTTATCAATAGAAAACCCCCGACGCCTTAAATCCCATATACTGGTGTGTATACTTCGAACGTTGTAACCAGTTGCACGGGCCAGTGTTTTTGCTGTGACTGGGTAGTGTTTACGGTTTAACTCATTAAGTACGCGGGTTGTTGTCTTAGACATGCCGGACATATTGCGACCTTTGAAGCTGCCTTTTTCATCAAACAAAACGTTTAATAATTGATTGGCTGCTTTACTCTGGTCAGATACCATTCGATTAGCCATCTCGCTGACCTCTAAAAGTATTCGATTTGCGTTACACAATGAAGCGTTAGCATCTTGGATTTTTTTGTATATTTCATTTATTGTTGTCATGGTTTTAGCTCCTACGTTAAAAAACCGATTATTGTAATTATTAGTATTAATGCGCACAATCTATAAATCAAGATCAATTTTTCTAGACCGTTGTCATTCACGCCGTCACCAGTTGCGACCATTCCTCGCTACCTAGAAGATCGCGCACCATGTCTGAACGCTGGCGTTGAACATCGTGGACACGATGACCTTTTCTGGCTCGTGGGCTGTCGAGTGTATGCGTTGACCAGTGAGTCAACACGTTGTAGGCATTCCAAGCGGTAAAGCCTAAATCAACAATTTGGTCGTCCCAGATTTGCATTAAATAAGTGTGTAGTGCGTCGTTGACTCTGTTAGGGTGTTTTTCATCCGATGTGTTACACAGTGTGAAAGATAAGAAGCTGGCGAAGTCTGCCCAACTGACATGCTTTTCTCGTAAACCTTTCAACCAGTCGCGTTGATGCACAAACGCGTCAAGTGATACGTTTGCTTTATGCGTAATGGCATCCGGTTCTAAGTTTCTGGTGTGTTTTCTGCGCTGGTGGAATGCCTTTTCACCCCCAAAAACAAGTGTGTTTCGACACAGCGACCGGTACGCACCAGAGAAAACTTGAAAAGCCCAAGACATATCAATACTATTATAAATGTCGATGCGTGGCTTAACTGGGTCACCTTGTCCGACGTCAACCGTCAAGTCGTCGAAGTACACAGAACGTTG